TAATTACTCCATTAGAATCAAAATACTTATCTAAAGCACTTAATCTATCGTCCGCGTCTACTAACATTACTAACGCCTCTTCAGCGTTTTTATAGAAGTCCCCTGTTGAGTGGTCTCCGATTCCTACTGCTTTACTACCAAGTAGTTCAAGTGATAATAATGCCTTTGCTTTATCTGCCTGTGCAGATGTTTTTAACATATTTACTAATTTGTTCATTTTAAAATTATTTTTATAAGTTTATTAAATTGTTTTGTCATTGGTTCGGGTAATTCATCTTTACCAAAATACCCACATTCCGTGTGTTCGTCCCCATCATAAGCGTTTTCTAAATCAGGAAACATCTCTTCTTCAACATCCATAAGGTAGGTATAAAACATACCTTTAACTTTACTTCCGTCTCTGTTATACCTTTTTATTACCGCGGCAAACTCTATGTCTCCTAACACAGGTAAATCAGTCTCTTCTATAAACTCTCTAATCGCAGCGTCTTTAGTTGGCTCATCTTCTTCCACACTACCTGCGGGACATGACCAAAAACCTGGTAGAGTTGTTTGTGAGTTTCTTTTACAAAGTAACACCTTATTATCACATCTTACGATTATTCCTGCGTATTTTTTCATTATTAGTTTTATTGGATATTTATTAGTATGAAAGTAATCATAGAAAATAATATTTTAAAAGTCAAAGTTTCTTCCACTAAAAAATCCATAACTGATGGAATGATGGGAAAAAGATTTGACGAGTCCTTTGATGGTATGTTATTTTTTATGCCTGAACGTACCGAACAAAGTTTTTGGATGTATAATTGTATCATACCATTAGACATTATTTTCATAGATGGAAGAACAATAACTAAAATTCATTCTAACTGTCAACCATGTAATGATAAGAAAAATTGTGAATCATATCAAGGATTTGGTGATACAGTTTTAGAGGTCTCTGGTGGTTTTTGTGAAGAACAAGGCATAAAAAAAGGAGACATCGTCTCCTTCTCTTTATTTTAATACTTTTAACCTTTTTTTAAGTTCTGTGGAAGTTTCTATTCCAACAATACCATCAATTAAATTTAATCCCTTATCTTTTTGGAACTTCTTAATCGCTTTCTTAGTAATAGGACCAAACTTACCATCAACACCAGGTTCACCTAAATCATAACCATTTTTTTTCAAAATGTTTTGTATTTCCTTTACTCCTTCACCTTTTGAACCAACAGCAATAAGTTCTGAATTATCACCATTACTTATTATGTCATCCATTTTTAGATTACTTTTTTTAATTTTACCTTCGTCTTTACCTACCGGACCACTGCTATTTGTTTTACCTCCGTCTTTGTTTGAAACATGTAGATGATTATAGTGATTACCTCCAATATCAGTTTGCCATAAAACCGCCTTTTTATGACCACGTTCACCGTTCCAATTATAACCTAATTCAACTAAAGCGTCTTTAAGTCTATTTCCCGCAATTCTAAAATTTTCACTACCGTTAGTAGAGTTAGATGCTCCACCCGCTCCTTTTAAACGTTTCTGTTTTAGGTCTTTTAAATCTTGTAATCTAGATATATCAACTGCATCATGAGTACTATGTCTACTAACATTACCTGACTTAGTTTTACTACTATGTCCAGTATGTGCCCAACTAATCTGAACTTTTACTTTAGCTTTTTCTGCTGCAGATTGAATATCATTTAACAATACTTTATTAACCGTGTCCTTTTTAGCTCTTCTATGTACATCAATATTATCTGACTCGTAATCACCAATAGTAACATCGATTTCTTTTATCATTCCTTCATTTATACCTTTGGATTCATTAATTTTTTCTTTAAGTTTTCTTACAAATTCTTTTTGAATCATTTTAACAAACTTAACATATGGTGAATCACCTTTATCTTTATTGTATTTATATTTACCTTCAGGTTTTCTCTTACCTCTTCCGAAGTAATTTAACGCCGATATATTTGTAATACATTTGTGTCCACCTGAGTTAGCTTGAATCATTTCCCATGCCGGTACACCTAACTTATCTAATATAGCCCACTCATCTTCAGTTAACTTAGTTGATGGTTTGTCCATTATATCTTTTAATTTTTCCATATAGTTATCACCCCCATCCATTGAACGAACCTTATCACCATAAAAGGCTTCTAAATCCGCATTAGTGAAACCAACTGACTCATCTCCAAATTGTTTATTACCTTCTGATATCCATTTGATAGTAGATAAAGGAATTATCTTTTCTCTTAATTGACTCTCCCATTTACTTAATACTTCTTGAGCTATATCACCTAAGTTAACACCTTTCAATTCTCTCTCACCTTTAAATGGGTTACATGATGCTTGTACTAACCCCATTGGCCAAGCAATAACTATAAAGTCAGCTTCAGGATTATTTTTAAATGGAGTATAACGGTCATAAGAACCTGGTTTAAACATTGAACCACCTCCGTATTGTACTATAATTCCGTCATCAACATAAACTTTATCACTATCTTTTTGTTTCTGTACATAATCTTTTTGATTCAACGCCATCTCTTCAGGTAACGCATACCCCTTTTCAGCAGCTAATCTATTAATGTTTTGAAATATGTTTAATAGTGATGGTTGAGATGTCATTACTAAATCTTCCATAAAACCTGGTTTATTCTTATAAGCTAACATAAGTTTGTTAGTTGCTAAACCTAAGGCCATTTTATTTTTCTGTAATGACTTATCTTTTTGTAATTTAAATACAAAATTCATTATATCTTGTGGTTCTAACCCATACTTAGCAAAATCTGCAGAATCGACTGTAGATATTAATCTAATATCATCGGCAGTAAAGATATCACTTGGTGACATTATTTGAGATAAAGTCTCAACATTTGAACGTGACGACCTGAATGATGTTGATGTGTCGCCTTCCACACCTGTTTGACTATCATGATGGTCTGTATGTACAACAAACATCGGCTTTCCATGTGCGAAATCAACTAAAACCGGCATCGTATCACCTTTAGCATCTTGTTTCTTTACCGCAAATTCCTTATCACCGTATTGTATTATTTCAGAATCAACAACTTTAATTCCATTATTCTCTAAATAATTTTTCATAGCTAAGGCAGTCGTAACACCGTCTAAATCTTGATGAAAATATATTTTAGCTTTCTCATATCTCTTAGATAAATCGTTGATATTTCTTAATCCTGATTCTTTAATTAATTTTTTCATGATATAAACATATTTTTTTCTTTTGTTCTTCTATTCTTAAGACCATCATTCGAGGACTTATATGATAAAATACTTTCTGCCGCTTTTTTATTTTGACCAGATTTAACATATTGTATAAATCTTGACATTCTAACTGAATCACATCCAGTATTAAAAACTAACGATATTAACGAATCAAATTGTCCTTGAGTTAACATATACGTTTTTAATCCTTTATCTTTCCATTCCCCTAAAAATCTTCTAACGCAGTCGGCAGCCTCCGAAGCATCTTTATAAAGTAACTCTAACGCAGTTTTTTCATCTATCACTAAACCACCTTTTACATCACCGCCAGTGTGTCCATAACCGATAGTTAAAACTCCACTTGTGTCTTTATAAGCCTTTAATACTGGTGCCTTTATGTTACCAATTGGTTTTTTGGGGTCACCTTCTTCAAATTTAATATGGTCCCAAAAGTTTTGACTGGCCTTCATTATCGTACCATCTTTTTTGTCAGAGTCACTTTCAATTAAATACATTTTACGTATTTGAGACTCTTCCGATTCATTTATAAATAACTTTGACATAAAAACTTTTATTAATAAATATCTATAATAACAAAAAACCCCTCACTTTGTAGGGGTTTCACTCATTAATGATATTGAACATGCGATGATATTATCAAACCACACTTTTTTAGGGTTACTTAGACTTCCTTTTTTAAATGTTTTTACATGACCATCAGTTGTTACTATAGTGATTGAGTCGTGGTTCTTAATACTAATTTCTCGTATGTTCATCTAAAACTAACTTCAACTGTTTTTGTTCAGTTTGGTACTCTTTTAATCTTTCTCTGGCGACTTCACAGTAATTTTTACTTATATCCATACCAATCCAAGGTCTACCTAACATTTCCGCAGCTAAACAAGTTGTCCCACTCCCATTAAATGGGTCCATAACTACGTCTTCCTTATATGAAAGAATTTTAATCGCTCTATATGGTATATCCAATGAAAATGTCGCCTTTGTTTTTTGTCTTGTGTCCGCAAAATAATTCCACTGACCAAAGACTAAAGACATAAAATCTTTTTTATCTTTATCCTCATAGACTAACTTCTTTCTAAACTCACCTTCAATTTTTTCATTAGGAACCATTTGAAACTCACCTTTCCATTGAGGTGTTCCTTTAATATCTTTCTTATGTTTTTTCTTATAAGCAAGAATCACACACTCCTTAGGATTATAAATATATGGTGAAGACGGGCTCATCCAACTACCCCAAGCAGTTGTTTTTGAACGATGCGGGGAATCTTCTTCTAAATCTACAATACCAAATAAACCAAACCCAATCTCTTTCATTATCATCCAAAATTCAGCGGAAAAATATATTCTACCACCTTTTTTTTGTCTGTTAATCTCGTAAGGAATGTTTAGTGCTATACGACCATCGTCTTTAAGTACT